TTTATAGATGCAGATGGATTAAACGAAGTAGACTTAGGTACAGGTGCGGCATACAATCCTGAAGATGCCTTGAGGTTATACTTTCAGACAGGTTCTGTTATCGGTAGAAGCTACACGCAGGATGGTGAGTTTAATAACGCCAGGGTTCCTATACAACAGCTTACATCTAACAGCGGACAGAGTAAGATGCAGATGCTTATAGGAAACTATAACCACTACCTAGACATGATAAGACAGGTAACTGGGTTGAATGAGGCTAGGGATGGATCAATGCCTGACCCTAATTCATTAGTTGGTGTTCAAAAGCTTGCAGCGTTAAACTCTAACGTGGCAACAAGACATATACTAAACGCAAGTTTATATATAACTAAAACTTTAGCTGAGTGTTTATCTATAAGGACGGCTGATGTTTTAGAGTACGCAGACTTTAGGGATGAGTTTGCTATGCAGATTGGAAAGTATAACCTAGGTATACTAGAGGATATTAAAAATTTATACCTATATGACTTTGGTATATTTATAGAGATGAGTCCTGACGAGGAAGAGAAGGCACAGCTTGAACAAAATATACAGATGTCACTACAGAATGGTGGTATAGACTTAGAGGATGCTATTGATATTAGAACTATCAATAACCTTAAGATGGCTAATCAGTTATTAAAGGTTAAGCGTAAGCAGACTCAAGCAGAACGTCAACAACAAGAACAGCAGAAACAAGAACAAATTGGGCAACAACAGATGCAATTGCAACAGCAAGCAGCACAGGCTGCAATGCAAAAATCTCAAATGGAGACTCAGGCTAAGATTCAAATAAAACAGGCTGAGATTGCTTTTGATATTGAGAAACAGAAAAATGAGGCAGACCTTAAGCGTCAGCTAATGGATGTAGAGTTTAACTACTCTATGCAGATGGCAGGACTACAGCAGTCACAGATAGACTCAAGAGAGACTCAGAAGGAGGATGCTAAGGCGGCACGTATAAGTATGGGTAACACACAGCAGTCTAAGATGATTGAACAGCGTAAGCGTAATTTACCCGCAATAAACTTTGAGTCAAACGAAGATAGTTTGGACGGGTTTGACCTTGCTGAGTTTAATCCTAGATAGGCTTAAATAAATAAAATAAATAAGTATTAACTTTGTAAAAATTAAATCTAATGGAAGAAAACAAATTTACTGTACGTGAAGTTACAGGTGTCGAAAAGTCGGCAGTAGAAGTTGAGGAGCAGTTACTAAAGGATCACGAAGAAAAGTTCGATGACTCCACTAACACTGAGCCTGAAGTTGAGAAGGTAGAGATACCAACAGAAGAAGCTCCCGCACCAGAGTTAAATGATGCAGACGTTCTTTCTTATATTAAGAATAGATACGATAGAGATATCGACTCGGTAGACCAGTTGTTTGAAACGCAAGAATCAAACGAGGAATTACCTGAAGATGTTTCTGCGTACTTTAAGTACAAAAAAGAAACTGGTCGTGGTATTGAAGACTTTGTAAAACTACAGAGAGACTATGATAGCATGGACGGTAACACACTGTTGTCTCAGTATTATGCTCACACCGAGGAAGGCTTGGATAGTGAGGATATAAAGGACTTAATGGAGGACAAGTTTGGTTACGATGAAGAACTAGACGAGGAGTCAGACATTAAGAAGATTGAGAGGGCAAAGAAAAGAGAACTTGTAAAAGCTAAAAAGTTTTTCAATGAGCAAAAAGATAAGTATAATATTCCTCTTGAGTCAAGTGGGGGTGGATTATCTAAGGAGCAAACTGAAGACTTGAGTAGCTATAAAAGTTATATAGAGGAATCTAACACTGCGAAAGAAGCACAGAAGAAGAGGTATGATTATTTTCTGAATAAGACCAATGAGGTCTTTAACGATGAGTTCAAAGGTTTTGAGTTCAATGTCGGAGAGAAAAATTTCACCTTCAAACCTGGTGATGCGAATGAGTTAAAGAGTAAGCAGTCTGATGTAAATAATTTCATAAATAAGTTTATGGATAATGACTCAGGCCTTATGAAAGATGCTCAGGGATATCATAGAGCCTTATCGGTTGCTATGAATCTTGACAAGTTTGCTGAATTCTTTTACAACCAGGGTATGACTGACACTGTAGATAATGTTTCTAAAAAATCAAAGAACATTAATATGGATGTAAGGAGCACCCCACAGAATTTCAGTAAAGATGGATTGAAGATTAGAACCGTAGGCGATACGAGTAGTGGTAAGGGACTCAAAATTAGAAGTATTAAAAAATTATAAACTATTAAAAAATTTAAAAAATGGCAGTTTTAGGAACACCAGGATTCGATTTACAGCCTAGTGCACAACAGGTAGCATTAGCATCGAACTACATTACTAACTTCGATTTCTTGAATCAGTATCTTCCAGATACATACGAGAAAGAATTCGAGCGTTATGGAAACAGAACAGTAGCATCATTCTTACGAATGGTTGGTGCTGAGATGCCTTCTAACTCAGACCTTATCAAATGGGCAGAGCAGGGGCGATTACACACAAAGTACACAGGATGTACGTCAGCTGCAGCAGCTGCACAGGATGTAGCGGTATGGACTATACCAACAGCTCAAGTTAATCCAGCAGCTCCAGCTTCAAGTGCTCCAGCTAACGGGTTTTCAGCAATCAGAGTAGGTCAAACTATTATGATTTCTGACGAGACAGCAGGTTCAACTTTGCAAAATAAAGCAGTTGTTACAGCTGTTTCAGCTACAGCTCCTTTTACAGTAACGGTAGCTTACTATGAAGCAGGTGGTCAGACAATGGCAGCAGCTACAGCTTGTAGTATGTTTATTTACGGTTCTGAGTTCAGAAAAGGAACAGATGGAATGTCAGGTTCTTTAGAGGCTCAAGACTTTATCTTTGAAAACTCTCCAATCATCATTAAGGATACTTACGAGGTAAGTGGTTCTGATATGGCACAGATTGGATGGGTAGAGATTGCTACTGAAAACGGAGGAACAGGATACCTATGGTACATGAAGTCTGAGCACGAGACTCGTCTACGTTTCGAGGACTACTTAGAGACAGCTATGATTGAGGCAGTACCAGCAGAAGTAGGTTCAGGTGCTATTGCAGCAGCTTCACCTGTAGGTAACAAAGGTTCTGAGGGAGTATTCTATGTTGTAAACAACAGAGGAAACGTTTGGTCTGGAGGTAACCCAACAACTCTTGCTGGATTTGATAGCGTTATCCAACGTCTTGATAAGCAAGGTTCTATTGAGGAGAACGTAATCTTTGTAAACAGAGACTTCTCTTTCGATATTGACGATATGTTAGCGGCACAAAACTCTTACGGAGCAGGTGGTACTTCATACGGTCTTTTCGATAACGATGAGGATATGGCTCTTAACTTAGGGTTCACAGGATTCCGTAGAGGTTATGACTTCTACAAATCAGATTGGAAATACTTAAACGACCCAACAATGCGTGGTGGTTTAGTTGGTGGAAAAATCAGCGGAATGTTAGTTCCTGCAGGTTCTACTACAGTATATGACCAAATCTTAGGGAAGAACGCTAAACGTCCATTCTTACATGTACGTTACCGAGCTTCTGAGACTGAAGATAGACGTTACAAAACTTGGATTACTGGTTCAGCTGGTGGTGCAAGAACATCTTCTTTGGATGCAATGACAGTTAACTTCTTGTCAGAAAGAGCTGTATGTACTTTAGGTGCAAACAACTTCTTCTTGTTTCAAGACTAGTAACTAATAATATAGGGGAGGACTAACCTCCTCCCCTTTTTTTTAATTTTAATTAAATTTTATATAATGAAAACAAAACAAAAAGCAGTAGCTAAAAGCTACAGACTATTAAGTGAATCAGCACCATTATCCTTGATGCTAAGTTCACACCATAACCACCGTACATCTTTACTATACTTTGATGAGGAGAAGGGTATTAACCGACCTCTTCGTTACGCAAGAAACCAAAAGAGTCCTTTCGAGGATGAACAGGATGGTAATGCTATACTAGAACCTATTATTTTTGAGGATGGTTTCCTACATGTAGGTAGAGCTAATCAGGTACTCCAGCAGTTCTTATCTTACCACCCAGGTAACGGTCAAGTATTTGAGGAGGTTAATGAGGCGAAGGATGCTGCGGAAGAGTTAGAGGTAGAAGAGATGATATTAGACGCTCAGTTACTAGCGAGAGATATGTCAATCACAAAACTAGAAACAGTATGTCGTGTTCTTATGGGAGCGAGAGCTGACAGTATGAGTACAGCGGAACTTAAGAGAGACGTTCTTGTATATGCAAGACATAATCCAGAGGATTTTATAGATACTTTAAATGACCCTGCGTTACAGATGTATGACGATGTGGTTCAAATTTTTGCAAAAAACTTATTATCACTAAGGAATAAGAACAGGGATGTATACTTTAACCTTAAGGATAACAAGACTAAGATACTTACAGTACCTTACGGAGAGAATCCTAATGACATTATGTCCTCATACTTTCAGACAGATGAAGGTGTAGAGACATATAAATTATTAAAGCAAATGCTAAAAAAAAATAAATAGTATTGAAAAACTATATGAAGGGCACCTTAAATAGGGTGCCTTTTTTTATTTATCTTTGTACTTTATTAATTCATAAATTTTTTTATTATGGCAAAGTATTTAGAGATTACAACAGGTGCAGGTAAAGAGTTAGTTCCAATAGGCGAAGGTTTATTTGTAGAAAGAACTAGTGCAACTGCAATGAGAATTTACAGTGGAGTGGCTTTTGGTCACCACTTTGAACTAGTAACTGTAGCTTCTACATTCGCAATGGTTACAGCTATGAATGATGCATTAACAGCAGCATGTCAAACAAGCTGGACAAATGCAATTGTTCCTGTAGTATTACCAGCAGGTGAAACAGTTACAAGTATAGCTGTTACAGTATTTAGTTAATACCTAATTACATCAACTAATTAAGAGGTCTACTAAAAAAGTAGGCCTCTTTTTTTTTGTTATCTTTGTAGCAAATGTTTATATAATATGGCGGCATCAATAAATGAAGTAAGAAATACTGTATTAGCGATAGCAAATAAAAATAACTACGGATATATATCACCACAAGATTTTAACTTATATGCACAGCAGGCCCAAATGGATATGTTTGAGGACTACTTCTACTCATATAATAACTGGATACAGAGACAAAACGCCCGTCAATCAGGTACAGGGTATGCAGATATAGAGAAGGGATTGGTTGAGGTAATAGATAGTTTTTCTACACAGGTTTTTTTATCACAGGTTAATGCTAATACGTTCTCACTACCAAGTGACTACTACCTTATTAATAAATTATTTTATTACTCTACACCTTTATTTACAGGAAGTATAACTGGTACTGCTGCAGGTAATACTGTCACAGATTTTTCTAAGGCTGCTACATGGACTAATGTACCTAACTCAAACCCAACACCACCTATAGGTAGCATTATAGTTAACACAACCACACTACAGGAGGCATACATAACAAAGGTGGATATACCTAACACAGGTACAATATCCATTAGTTCCGCAATATTCTCTATAGGTGACCAGTATGTAATTTATTCAGACACTAAGATTAGGGAGGTAGAAAGGGTTAACCAAAGTAAAATATTTTTACTAACTAACTCAATGTTAACGGCACCTACAAAGACATACCCTGCATATGTGTTAGACGGTAACACTATCACAGTATACCCTACAACAATAACAAACCCAGGTGCAATAAGATCACAGTATATAAGATACCCCTTTGCTCCTAAGTGGACATTTATAGATGTTGGTGTAGGTGAGCCAATCTTTAATGCAACACAGCCTGACTTCCAAGACTTTGAGTTACCTGACTCTGATGAGCCTACGCTTATTGCAAAGATATGTCAGTACGTTGGTATAGAGATTAGAGAGGATGCTGTATATGGATTTGGAAGGGCTCAAGAGAATAGTGACACACAAGAAACAAGTTAGATATGGCATATATTACAGACTATCAATACTACGAGAACGGACAGACCGTTCCAACAGACGCTAATTGGGGTTCGTATCAGTACGTTACCTTAGAGGATATTGTAAACAACTTTATGCTAATGCATCAAGGGAACAATGAACTTATAAATAATATAAACAGATACCAAGTTTTATTTCACGCAAAGAGAGGGATACAGGAGTTGAACTACGATGCGATGAAGGAGATAAAGATACTAGAGCTTCAGGTATGTGACCAGCTACGTTTTGTTTTACCTCAAGACTATGTAAATTGGGTTAGGATATCTAAGGAGGAGAACGGTATGTTGTTCCCTATGACTGAGAATATTCAAACAAATTGGAGTGGGGCATACCTTCAGGATAATGACTGTCAGATATTATTTGATATAGACGGAAACGTATTAAAGCCTGACAACTCATTCTTTGACAGACAGAGGTTAGATGGTCAGCAAAAAAATATGTATCTAGGAGATGGACCATATAACGGTCAAGAGGGTTACAACATAGATGGTAACTGGTACTTTGATTATAACATAGGTGCTAGGTTTGGTTTAAACACAGAGACAGCGAACGTTAACCCTACCTTCAGTATTAACAAGAAGGGTGGTGTAATTAACTTTACGTCAGGTATGTCAGGAAAACTTGTGGTACTAGAGTATGTGTCTGATGGCTTAGAGTCAGGTGATGATTCTAGCGTAAGTGTTAATAAGTTATTCGAGGCATTTATATATGCTTACATAAAATACTCTATATTGAACGGGCGTTTCGGTGTTCAAGAGTATATTATAAACAGGGCAAGAAAAGACAAGTCATCACTTCTTCGTAATGCAAAACTAAGGTTAAGTAACATTCACCCTGGCAGACTGCTACAAAACATGAGGGGGCAAAACAAATTAATTAAATAGTATGGCTCAAACAAGAACAGACTTTATAGCAGGTAAGATGAATAAGAGCGTTGATGAACGCTTAGTTCCACCTGGACAATATATAGATGCACTTAATGTTAGGCTTGGTTCAACGGAGGGTACAGAGATAGGTGCGGTAGAAAACTCTAAGGGTAACTCTAAGTTGACTCAGCTAGAGTACGGAGGTGCTCCTTTAGTAGGAGAGGTTAGAACTATAGGTTGTTTTGAGGATGGTATCAATGAGACAATATATTGGTTTGTTCATAATGAGGGAAACACAAACTCTTCGACT